GCCGGGGGGAACCCGGAAGATATTAGTATTCTGTCTTGCGCCGGTATCGGCCATCAAGAAGCCGGGGAAGTTGGCGTACATGCCAGCGTCCAGCAGTTCGCGCCAAGCAGCCGTGATGGCGTTGGTGGTGTTACCCAATATGTGCAGCAGGCCAATGTCGTAGAACCCCAGACCGGGGATGTAGGTGTACTTGACGAAGTTGCTCTTGGCTTCGGGAAGCTCTTGATCGTCCTCCTCGTAATTGCGGGTAACAGACAGGACTTTCTTGGTGCTTACGTCAATCGTCACGCGGTACGGGATTTCTAGGCCGGTCTCCTTGCCACGCATCTTGTGTTCGTAGCCCTTGATGTCCAGCTCACAGTAGACCTCGTATATCTCCCGGTCCCGATCATTGGGATTCATACTCTCCGGCTGAATACCCTGCTGCGACTTCTCTTCCCGCTGCAAGCTGTCAAGACTGGGCATACTGGGCGTGGACAGATCAATGTCCCGATACACACCCAGTATCTGCAGCCGCTTCACCGTGGACGGGCGCAGCATGGAACGATGTGTGATGCGCTTGGCGTTCTTCAGGTCAGTGGCTGAGCTATTCACAATCAGATCGTCGGCGTCAATCGTCTCAGAGACCGGGCGATTGCGAAGCGGGCAGAAGTACACCTTCTTGAACGCCGTGCCGCCGAAGCCCAGCATCAGCAGCATCCTGTCTGTGTCGGGGTAGTATTCGCTCGCCGTGACCGTCAGGAAGTGGTTTAGGTCGCGCTCCAAAGCATTGGCAAGCTGATCTTCCTGAAGTGTGGCGTTGTTGTCGTCGTTCCTGATCTTGACCGGACCGTCTACCGGCAGCATTTCCGAACGAGCGTTGGCCTGAAAACGCAGGACCGCCTCAAGCAATAGCGGGTGACGGACGCGGCTCATGCCCTCGACTGGCGCACCGTCAGAGGATGATCCTAGACCGGGAACCTCAACCTTCAGGCCCATCAACTTCAGGCCATTGGTGCGGTCCTCAATCCAGTCCTTGCGGCTCTGGATGTCATCCTCAATGCCGCGCATGAGATCGCCGGAGATGCGATCAAGTTCCATGTCGTCAATGTCTTCGACAAGATTATCAAACCAATCTGTCGGGCGGCGCTCTTCATCATCAAGCAGCGACTTGCCATCAAGACTGATGGTGATGGAGCCATCATCATGCTCAATCTCAAGAATCTTTCCGTCATCATTCTTTTTGGGCTTGTCAGGGCCGCCCTCAATGATCTCGACGGTTACAGGTTCATCATCGCCAATTTCTGGCGCTGGCTGACGTATGGAGGGGCTTAGTCCCGGCGTAAGCGGCATGGGTTACCTTTATATGCGAGTAACCGAACATATCACCAATGCCGCATGCTAACTAGTACAACGGCTGCAAGTTGCTCCCAGTGTGCGTCATTGCGGACTTTACCTCCGCCGCCCATTCAGGTGAACGAACCAACAACCCTGCGTCACGCAGATGCCTGATTGCCATTGAGACAGTATCGACAAGATCGTCGTGCTTGCCTCGCGGGAACTGACCAACTTGCGTGATCAGTTTGTCTGCCCAGTCTCGGTCGGGCGCGTAAATCATTCCCTCCGCAAACAGGTGGGCAACAGAATGTAACCTTGCCAGTTTGTCCTGCCCCTTGGGATCAACCAACTGCACCGCGAATGTTTCGTGGCTGTACAGTCTGCGGACTTCTTGGGCCACGCTAATACCGGACCCTTTGTTCTCAATTATAAGTTTGTCTACCTTGTAGGTCTTGCAAGTCTCGCTGACCTTCTTGATCAGGTCGTGCAGTTCCAGCCGCTCCGCCCAAGCCATCATGCACATGACCTTGGGGATGGTGTTCTCGTCACCGCCGACCTTGATCTGGAACCGCTGCTCCAGCGCCTTATCAAACAGGATGGTCTGCTCGCTCTGGTCTATGAGGCCGCTCTCTCGGTTGACGTACTTGGTGGCCGGTGTCGTATTTGCGCCTGAGAATATGCCCCATATCGTTAGGGCCGAATAGTCGTTCTCAGTCTTGGTCGTGTAGGCCGTGTCCAATGAGGCAATGATGTATTCGACCGGGGGGTAGTTATCGCTAGGCCAAGTCTGCCACCACTCACGCTTGATGACGCCGCCGCCCTTGGGTTCAGGCCGCTGCTGTAGCTGCCCAGCCGCAGCCCAAGGGCCAAGTGCTTTTTCCAGCGCCTTGACTTCAGGCTCGCCAAACCGCTCCGGCCACAGCAATTCGCCTTCGTTAGTGCGGGGGTCTTTCCACCCAATCACCGTGGTGAAGCTGCGATCCGGCTCGTATTTCATGGGCAGGCACAGATGCGTCCAGTCTCCCACCTGCTTTTCAAGGATATGTCCGGTCAGGTCATTCTCGGCCAGACGCTGCTGGATGATTATAAACGCGCCAGTTTTGGGATCAGAGAGGCGGGTAGACATTGCGTGATCGAACCACTCAATGGTGCTTTCGATGACGGCCTCCGACGTAGCGTCTTGGGCACCATTCGGGTCGTCTATTATGCCAATGCTCATTCCTTCACCTGTCAGGGCAGAACCAACCGATGTACTTAAGCGTGTGCCGCCCTTGTCATTGTCAAAGCGCGACTTGACGTTTTGGTCCGATGAAAGTTTGAACCTGTCCCCCCACAATTCCTGATACCACGGGCTATCTATCAAGCGGCGGCACTTCACACTGTCGCGTACGGACAACTGCGCTGCGTAGGATGCCGTGAGGAACTGAACGCCCGGCCCAGATGTCGGACTCTTAAACCGTTGCGCCCATATCCACGCGGGGAAGGCGGTGGAACATATTGTACTCTTACCGAAACGGGGCGGGATATTCACTATCAGCCTTTTGATATCGCCGTCGCAGACCGCCTCAAGATGCTCGGCCACAGCCTCAATCGGCCAGCCATCAGCAAACGGGCTGGGGTCCACCCATTGCCACGCGCGGCGCAGGAACTCATACAGACTGTTTTCACAAATCTGCCTGCTCAACTCCCGCCGCGTGTCGGTTAGTTCAATGCCATGTAAATCGTTAAAATCCACGTTCGCTCCGCTGGGTGCAGCCCGCCGCCGGAGGAGCAGCAACGACGGCAGGCTGCCGCCGAGCTATAGCTTGCGCCACAGCCCGACGACAGTCCGTACCATAGGAAGCGCGTCGTCGCTAGTTGACGCTAGGAGCGCCGCTTTGAACGGTGAGAGCGGCTTTGGCTTTGAGTCCACGGGCATAATGGGCTCCGCAGTTGCAGGCTTGGCTGCAGTACATGGAGTCACCGTGGCGGTTAGTTCCGGGGCCGCAGCGGAAGCGGCGGTTGCAGTGCTTGCAGTTGTTAAAGTGTGGCCGCGGCGTTGCTTTCTTTTTCGGGTCTTCTTTCTCGGGCTGAAGCATCACCTTTGGATCAGCAGATTTGCGGGACTTCTTGCCGGGCTGCTCACGCAGAGTCGTGCCCAAGGCCTTAGCAATTTCTGCGAGAGCTGCTTTGAGGGCTGCATTTTCTTTCTTGATGGCCTCTGCCTCGTTGAGACTATCAAGTATGTGTTTGATACTGCTCATGATTACCTTCCTCTGTTGCGGCAGTGTTGGAAGGTCGAATGTGTTGAGACGACATTAGAGAAATGCTAACGTATCTATGTCTGTCTACTAACCTAGACGGCCTTGCTGGTGAGCGCCAACTCGACCAAGCAATCTAAAATAACGCTTTGCAGCGTTTAACTCAAGCCCCGTTGGTTTAATTACCAGCGGGGCTTTTGATTTAATTTGTCGGCAAATGATTTCAGGGAATTTCCGGGAACTTTATGCTCGTCAATTTGTTATTGCCGCCAAATTCGAGCATTGCACCATCCAGAGCAACGCGGACAAATTCTGTCATTCTGTCGGTCTTGATAAACTGTTGAATTTCTCGGTCAGCCTTAAAACTAACCCGCCTGACGATTTCTACAGATACCCTAAATTCTACAGCTATTTCTTTGTAACTCTTACCCTGTTTGCATGCCCGCCATATAGCGGCATCGCGTAAATCCCGCGCTTTCTGCTCCTGTTGCTTTAAAGCTTTTTGTTGAAGCAGGTATTCATTATATCCCTGCCCAGCCCTGTCAGATTCTTCTTTCCGCTTGATCCTTTTGTCGAACCCGGCGCAGGACATAAAAAGCATGTGCAGGATGTCATCAAGCCTCACTACCGATCTAGCCTCTTCAACCGGGGTGAGCATGCCCTGCCTTGCGTTCACAAACTTCTGAATGGCCGGAACAAAAATAGCCTGCATTTCCTCTAGGGTCATTGTTGATCCTTAGTGAAGTTTGGCATCAAATCTCCGTAGTGTTCGCGCACCCACTTTAGGGTGACGCCCTGAGCCCTAGCAGCTCGGTCTTCGGCCTCGGTCCGAGACAGGCCGCCGTCATATTCCATGATCGCCGCCCGTTCCTCGAACAGGTAAAAGTCAAATTGTTTCACGTGAAACATTTACGGCGGGGTTTAATTCGTGGAACTCCGCCATCGGTATCTCGACCATTTCCTCAATGTCCGAAGGATCGCCACGGTCTTGCCTACCGCCAGTGACGATACCGTAGGGCCGTGGCAGCACAGAAGTCAGCATTAGCTTCATGACGCCATCCACCGGCCACCGGACCACCAGACAGCCCGGGATGCCTGTCCGCCGGGAGAACTCCAGCATCCGCCGCCACTTCTGAAGGCTGATCCTGTATGTCGCGTAGGAGGCGTTCCGGCACTTGATCTCAGCATAACCCCACAGGACGCCGTGCTTCGTGTAGAAGGCACAGTCATAGGGGTGGAGCGGCTCCAGCTTCTCCGCACGGGATTCCAAGCGAGCGGCCAGACAATTTCTGACCTCATACTCGTTGGTCAAGTCTGCGGCGGTCTCGTAGATCGGCCTCACTCCCCACCCTCATCCAACTGGGTCAGGATGCCTTCCAAAGCCTCTAGGTCTTCAGGCGAGAGCTTTGTGACGTCCAATATCTTCTTGGTCTCAGTCTGGATTGGGCCGCCGTTTGGGCCGCTGTGCTCAACCTTCTGGGTGTCATGGTTCCAGCCGGACGCAGATTTGCTGCGGTTGCGCAGTCCGAACTGGATCAGGGCGCTATTACCGCCCCCGGAGGCATGCTCTAGGAGCTTTGCCTCCCACC